CTTCATTTGTCATATAAGAATGCGGAAAACGATTCATTCTAACTACCTTGTCCAAAACTGGGGGTTTACTCCAACCTACTGAAGCAGCTATATTAGAAGCTGCTCTAATAGACCAACCAAGGGGAGCACTAACACTAGTTAGTAAAGGCACCTTGGTAAATTGAGAAAACCCGTCAGCGATCAGACTAAGACCAGAAGAAATAGGACCTGTTTCCTTGATTTCTCTATCGAAGAGATCAATGTCACGCTTAAGTTTACGTACACGACCAGCTTGTGATTCAATGGCTGGACCAGGAGCTGGGGGGTAGACGGATGCTGCCGTAGGAATTGTGTTTCCGAACACTTCAACATCTTCATAATGCGCCCAAATGGTATAACTAGCAGTAGTATTACCTGTGGGAGCGTTTAAAGGACTGTATGGATATAAGAAAACTACACCTGGGTCACCAAAGTAAGGTGCCGCCAAGTTAGGATTCCAAGCCAATGAAGGATAAGCACTAATATAAGGAATTCTAAGTTGAACTGAAGTATCAGTATTAACATCAAGTTCAACATGATGTAACTGTGTAATTTCAGTCTTAGTAGACCTATGTAGTCCCAAATAATCGTTGATTGGATCCAAATTGGTAGCATCATATAAAGCACCACCAGTTGGAACAAAAGCTAGAACATAACGACCTTGCTGGAAACGATTAGCGTTCACTTGTAAAGTAAAAACTACCGTATAACGCATGGACATCACACCAGACAATTTGTCGGAAAAAGTTTTATTATATCTTAAAGGAGCTGATGTGGGGAAATTAGGGAAAGTAGCAGCAGTATCAGTGAGAGCTAACAAACCCTGTTGCCAAGGCACAGGTTTTGCTAAGAAACTCTTAACACTAGCTGGAACCCCATCATCAGGTGAGGATAACATAGTATTAGGTAGACTCATAGGCCTATCAAAAGTTGCAGTTTCGGCAACAGCATCATTCGTAGAACGAACTGTTGTACCAACATCTTCTTGTAGGTCCTCTTGTCTATGAGCATCGGTCTTTTTACCGAGATACTCCATCTCAGATTGATATTCAATTTGAGGTAAATAGTTTATTTGGAATTTAGCATAAGCCGACGCGGGGCGACAATTCCATAATCTGCCCTGTCCTTCTTGATTCATATAGTTTGACATAATTTTTCATAAAGTTTTTGAGCAATATCGTTTGCTCTAGGGAATGCCTACGCTCAATTTAACTACGAGAGAAGTAACATAACAGATAACGTGTCTGGAACGCTCAATTTAATGACGAGAGAAGTCGGTGCAACAAAATTAACAATACTCCTCACGATCACAGACCTCTAAAAGATTGCGTGTGAAAGAAGTAGTTTTAGGCCAATAATTAACTGTGTCTTTTGATACATTAGAAATTTTACTAGACCAGCTAGAATAAACTTCCTTACCATGGAGCGATAATTCTCTTAAAGCGTTGTCGACTTTATCTTCTGTGATTCGATCACATTGGTTACCTCTCTTTGTCCAAGAAATCGTATCTAACAAACCATCAATACGAAGAGGAGCGACAAATCTTCTTACGATATTTTCATATCTCCAACTACGTTTAAGAAACTCTACTTTGTCTAAACTACGTAACTCAGCATTAAGTCCGTCTTTGGTTTCACTAGTGTAAGTTAAACCTAACTCAGACATGTATTTACCTACAACAACTTCGTTAAAAGTTTCACGATTATCTTCATGCACACTAAAAACATTATCATCACCTAAAGCAATCAAATAACATTTCTCATTGAACTTATACATGTCTGGAGTATCTTGATGTGCACGCATCCAACAATAACGAAAAGCGATACCATTGTACATAGTATTCACAATAGGAGTCAAAGGATGCCCACTAGGAAGAGAAGTATACCACTCGTAAATGCAATTTCCTTGAATATGTAAAGAGTTAGTTAATTCCATCCATAAAACTTTTCTAACATTCTGGTTTTCTGTACAATCTCCATACCATTCATTGATAACCTCAAGAATTTTATTGTGAATAATAGGCTTTTCTGAACCATCAAACTTGGAGTAGTCACCGGCGCCAATGCCTCTCGAAGAACCGGGAGATAATCTGCTAAATTTCTTAGCGATTAAATCCCATTCTTCACAAAATACATTAACACCAATAGCACTCTGATTGTCAATACGATTAATCTTATACCATAACATATAAGCTCCAAAGTACATACGATACATGAGTAACAACTTCAATGGTGAGGCTGAAATTAAACGAGTTTTGAACTCATCTACTTTCTCTATGGGACGAAGTTCGTCTTTTAAGCAATCCATAAAGATATGTTCATCTCTGATCAAACCTTCAGCTCTAACAATACTAAGTTCAATATCTTCTTTTAAAGATATGCAAGATTCGCTACCTAAGTTGAATTCGTCACCATCACCAAAATACCAAGTTTTTCCTTTATTTCCTTTAGGATCAAGAACCACCGCGGGATAACCAGGAGACGTTCTTCGATTGATAGAATCGAATTCTGTTCCAGGAATACCTACAATGGACTCCTCAAAAGAAAACAAACGCTTTTCCTGAGGTCTCTCACTGGCAGAAAATAGAAAATCTCTGTAATTTTCTGTAGCATCATTGATGATATCTCTATCCATCACAGGCCAAACTGAAGAATAATTCTTCAATGCAACCTCCCAAGGATTGTTTAAAACACCATCAATTCTTTTGGGCTTCAAATGAGCTGGCTTGGTAAATGTTTTTGTGATCAAACCATACAAATTACTATGCATCAACTTAGTTTTAGAAGCTAAAGTTGGTGACTGATCTACTGTACGGACGTAACCGAATCTACCATCACCAACAAGATTGCTAGATCCATCTAAAGAATAACATTGCATTTCGGTAACAATAAGATTAGCTTCTTTAACATTTTTGAGACATTCTGTAATGTCTTCAACGCAGAATGTTGAAGAATAGCCCTTGCCCATAGTGGGGGAACCAGCTACGTGAAGACCAAAGATCTTACGACGAGGCTCATTAGGGTTTAAAACACCCAAAATAGAACCACAGTCGCCTTTACGAGTGGTAGCTGTATAACTAACTCCTCTGGCAATATAATAATCCTCGATGTCACCACCAGAAACGTAAATTTCCTCTATGACATTTCCCATAAGATTGGTGTAAGAATAATCATCACCCGCAGAAGCTAAAACACATACTTCCTTCTTAAAAGAGTTCAAATCCTTTGCCGTAGCTAAATATTTAGTGATATCAGGTCTAGGACTAAAATCTTTAAATACAACACAAAGTAAGTCTTGAGCCTCCATAGTTGGAGTGTCATAACAACAACTAACTAATTCACTAAGTTTATAGATAACTTCATGAAATCCGTTTTTAGAATTAAAAGCTCCTCTCAAACGAACATAAGTGTTGTCGAATTGCTTAGTATCAAAAGTAGCATTGACAACGACATCCATAAAATGGTGAGGAACAACGCCAACGTTGCCTTTAACAAACAATGTATAACCGCATTTCCTATAATCTTCATCATCAATCTTAATAGAAAACTCATACAAATTAGTCTTAGTAATTTTCTTAATGATATCCTCACCTTGAGGATCATTGATTAAAGAATGTTGCGGCTGAATAGCCATTTGACGTAACTTTGCTGCATTAACTTTTTTAGCAACAACCTTCTTTGGCTTCATTTTGTACTCACCTTGAGAAACTTTCTGAGTAATTTTCTTATACCCAGTGTAACCAGCTGTAGCTACAAAAAGTAAAACTAGAGAACTAATAGTCTTGGTTGAGGTTAAAACTTGCTTCCAACTGGACCAATCATTATATTCACCAAGTTTAGAGATGGAATCTTTGAAAGATTTCAAACAATTTTTGACTTTGTCCACAACGGATTGTTTACTATTAGAAACAACACGAACTGGCTTCACATAAATTGGGATATCCTCTAAAAATTCAGGCTTATCAGCAAGAAATGCTGTAATAGTGCAAGGACGACTGGAATCGAGAATCAATTCATAAAAGTCATCCCCATACAAAGTCTGTAACTTATGAAAATAAACTCCATCGGAAACTAGAGGATTAATTGTATGTAATTCTCCCATCATATAGATTGATCTTTGCACAAAAGAAGTGCGATCTTTATTGCTCAAATTCTTGAACATAGTGCTAATTTGGAAAAACTCATCATCGTCAAACTCTTGAACAAGAGTGTAAAACTGACTAGAGGTGTCCTGAATGGGCACATCATATGACAAAGCTTTAGTAAACTTATCTTTGATCCATGAAAAGCCAATTTGCATCTCATTAGAAAACTCTCTACGACGTTCTCCCAACTCTATAACCTTCTGTTCATAAGCTAACTTGTTAAAATCATGTTGCTTAACTAAAATATTGACCATTTCTCTAAAAGAAACGACTTCACCAGTAGGTCTACGATTTAACAAATCATACTCATGAAATTCCAGAATATTATCTGGGTTAGTGGAAGAGATATTCAAAGGTCCCAAAGGGAGCTTTGAAACGTCTACCTTTTGATTCATCAAGTCAATAAAACCGTCCTTTTGTGCTGAATAACCAGCT